AAGCGGCCGAGCTCAACCACATGCTCGGAATTCATAAGAAGACGATTCACACGGCGATGAGACAGTTGATGATTCTTGGTGTGGTAGAAAGCGCTGGCAAGGATGAATTGAACAGCAACGTCTACACGCTGAATCTTGCGCGATTGAAGCAACTCGCAAATGAGTACGCCTTCAATCTGCTGCCGGAGTTAAGGGTGTCTCAGGGGATAAGTTAAGACGCTCCATAATTAAGCGAGCATCGAGTTCAACTGTGCCTGATTCAACGCAAGCGTAAACAAGCCCTTTCAGGAACCATGTCGTGATTTTGCCAGCAAGTTGTGCAGATACTTTGACGCCTGAGTGCTCAACGATATCCCGACGCAACAAACACACGAGGTGATTCAGGCTAACAGACTCACCCAGCCATTCCGAAAAGTACTGCCCGTCAATGATGCTAATCTCTAAATCGTTCACTCGTTCAATCAGGTATTCGTACAGAACAGCAAGCTGCCCAGATTCATTCAAGCAGATGATTTGTTCACGGTCACGACGAGACGCCTTAACGTCCTCAGCCTTCCCAATCAGTTGGCGCACTTGAATCGAGCTTCCATAGCATGAGTTGTGAAACAGCCTTAAGCGGGTTTACTTTTTCTTTCAGAGCGTCATCGAAATACTTCACATCTTGCTTGGCCTTTTGATAGGACTCGTTCTCCAGCGTTTCACGTTTGGCTCGCTCGATTTCAAGCAAGCTGTTTGCGAGCCGTTTCTCCATTTCGTCGCGTGACATGTGCATGAGTTCTTGAGCGTGCTCGTGATCAAGGTCTTTGCCACAAGCAGCAGCTATTTTCTCTGGGCAACCGATTTCTAAAAGATAAGAGCGCGCTGACCACATTTCATCCATGTTTTTATTCACTGAGTGCCTCCGATGGTTGTTTGACTTACGACAGCAAATACCACAATAATCAATGCAAAGGAAATTTCCCTTTTTAAAAAAATACAGACAGGAGAACATTTTGGGTGGAGCAGGAAGCGGAGGTCTGAACAAGAAAGAATTTACCGACGCTGAAATTGAAAACATGAAACGCTGGCGAATGCTCGGACACAGTTATGAGCACATCGCATACCGTCTTGGGCTGAAATCAGAGACAGCTATTGAAAGGTTTCGCAAAGAAAATCCCGAATTCGACAAAGAAGTCGGTCAAGCTGTGCTGAATTTAGAATCAACTTTGATACAAGATTTAATAAAATTAGTGCGTAAATTATGTGCTGATGGGAAATCGCCGCCACCTGAAATCGTCAAAATGTTGATGTCGTATTTCAAGGTTTTTGAAAAGGATGACAATAAGCAGATAACAGCTATACAAGTCAACGCTCAACCAGAGGCAGGCATCCAAGTTAACTTTGTTGCGCCTGAAGATGTGAAGCAACTCAGCAATCCTTTGCAAAAACAGACCGACGTTATCGATGTCTAAAAACATTGATTTGCCCGCTAAACTCTGGCCGTTAACTAAACCAAAAAGATACAACATTCTTCATGGTGGCCGTGGTTCAGGGAAGTCTGAGAGCATTGCGCGATTGCTGATTATCAAAGCGATGCAAACTCAACGGCGAATACTTTGCTGCCGAGAGTTTCAAGCGAGCATTCGAGAGTCGGTTCACGCGCTGCTCAAAAGCGTCATCCACACGCATGACCTGCTCGATAAGTTCACCATTAACTTCAACTCAATCAAGTGTAACGTGACCGGCTCCGAGTTTGTGTTTGCTGGCCTCGCAGAGCACACGGTTGATTCAATCAAAAGTTTATATGGTTTCACTGATGTTTGGGTTGAGGAAGCACAACGGCTATCAAAGCGCTCCATGGACTTGCTGCTGCCGACCATCCGCGCTGAAGGTTCAGTTTTTTATTTCACGTTCAACCCTGAGTTGGAAACTGACCCTGTTTACAAGCGATTTGTTTCCGAACCAGACCCGCGTGATGAGTCCATCGTCATCGAAATGAATTACCCAGACAACCCGTGGTTCCCCGACGTGCTACGCGTTGAAATGGAAGCGTGCAAGCGCAGGTCAAACGAGGATTACTTGCACATCTGGCTCGGCAAGACCCGCTCATTCACGCAAGCATCAATCCTCGGTCATCTTATTAAGGTGCAGGAATTCGAGCCTGATTCTGATTGGCAATCGTATTATGGAATCGACTGGGGTTTCGCTGCTGACCCGACCGTACTTGTGCGCTGCTTTTTGCATCAACGCAAGCTTTACATCCGAAATGAATCACACACATTTCACACAGAAATAAACGATTACGCAAAATGCTTTGCCAGTGTTCCGGGAGCTGTGAACGCCGAACTGTGGGCCGACAATTCTCGACCGGAGTCGATTTCGTATCTCAACAATCCCATCAACTTCCCAGACCGGAGACCGCTCAACGTGAAAGCGGCTCCAAAGTGGAGTGGAAGCGTCGAGGACGGCATCGCGTGGCTTCGGTCACTTGATGCGATTGTGATTCATCCAGATTGCCCAAACTCCTCATATGAGCTGCCACGTTATAGTTGGAAGGTGGACAAGCTCACTGGTGCTATTTTGCCAGTGCCACTTGATTCGCACAATCACTGTTTGACTGGGGACACGCTCATTCAAACGCCGAACGGATTGCGCTCCATGCTAGAGCTCGCCGAGCAAGGGTCGGGTGAGATTTGTTCATTTGATGAAGATACAAATAGTGTGGTGGTCAAAAAGTTTTATAACGCTCGCATGACTGGAACGAAGAAAACGCTTTGCGTTACACTCTCGACAGGGTACAAGTTTACTTGTTCCGAAAACCATATTGTCAGGAGTGAAATGGGATGGATGTTTGCCAAAAGCCTGCGCGTCGGCGACAAGTTACCGCTGACCGAATTGTCATTGTTGATGGACTTACGTTCATCAAAGATACCAAAACCGGATACTGGTTGTGTTCAAAAATTCGAGAAAGATTGCATCGCTATATTTGGGCGAAACATTACGGGACAATTGAAAAAGGTTTTCACGTTCACCACAAAGACCACAACAAAGACAATAACGCCATCGAAAACCTTGAATTGCTGGAAGTCTCTCAACACCTGCGACACCATATGTCGCAACCTGAACGCAAAAACCAATCTCGACAAAGCATCAAGAAAGCAAGAATTGCTGCTGTTTTTTGGCACAAAAGTGAAGAGGGTCGTGCGTGGCATTCGGAACACGGTCGGCAGGTTATGGCAAAACTCCAAAAGAAAATTGGAACCTGTAAACAATGCGGCAAGCAATACGAAAGTCATTTTCCGAGAGGTTTCTGTTCAAACGCTTGCAAATCGGCATGGCGGCGAGCATCGGGAGTTGATAACGTTTCAAGGCAATGTTGCAGTTGTGGAACAATGTTCACCGTCAACAAATACGCTGACACAGCAACATGCAGTCGAAGTTGTGGACGTTTGCAGGCTCGAACACGAACCCGTTTACAACCTTGAGGTCGAGGATACCCACAACTACATCGACGAGCATGGAATCATCCACCATAACTGCGCTGACGCTATACGATACGCTCTCAATCGATTCATCAAACGTAAACTAAATTCATTCGATATACTATGAGGCAATATGAAACCAGTTATTAATTACTATGGCGGGAAGCAAAGAATGGCATCAAAGATTGTGCCACTGATACCTCAGCACACGGTGTACGTCGAACCGTTTTGCGGTGGCGCGGCTATCTTTTTCGCCAAGCCGTGTCCAAAGGTCACAAACAAGCACTATCGAGAAGTCATCAATGACCACGACAAAAGGCTAATCAACTTCTACGAACAACTCAGGGACAACGGCCAATCGCTAATTGATGCCTTGCGACTCACTCTTTACAGCGAACACGAACACCAGATCGCCAAGGAACTAAACTGTGAAAACAAACTTGAGGCAGCGCGTCGGTACTACGTCAACGTGCAACAAAGTTTTGTAAACAGGTTAGGCGGTGGTTGGGGGCGTACTGTGTACGGCACCAATCAGGCAGCAACATGGGCAAACAAAATTGAAGAACTACCAAAATACCTTGATCGCATGGCATCTGTTCATATTGCCTGCAATGATGCTTTGAAAATCATCAAACAATGGGACAGCCCACAAACCTTTTTCTATTGCGATCCGCCTTATCCGGGAACGGACTGCGGAAATTACAAAGGCTACACGCTGGAACACTTTCAAGCACTCGTGAGCACCCTGGACACCTGCCAAGGCAGTTTCATTTTGTCCAACTATGACCAGCCGATTGAGATGCCCAAAGACTGGGAACGCTATGAGTTTGAAGCCTATGCGTCAAGCAGAAGACGTGTCGGCTATGACCGCTCGAAGAAAGCAGACGAAAGCAATCAGAACCGCAAGCGCACTGAAGTTGTCTGGCGTAGGTTTGCCAAGGTGCCAGTGAGAGAAGAAATACAGAAGCTTTATGACTCAGGTGCGTTTGATTGTTTCGTTCGCAAAGACAACACACTATACTGATGACATTACAACACGAGGACTAGCTGATGACTAAACGCAAACCGAAACAAAACAGCGTCATAAAAGACAACGGCGTGCTGCAGGACTTCACGATGGGTGCAATCAAGTCTACCGAAGTCAGTGGGCTGAAGGGATTACAAAACAACCTGCGCTATTCAGCGCTCACGCAAAACAGAATGTTGCTCACCGAGATGATTCAAGAGCATTCTTTGTTGCGGCGCTTTGTGCGTCAACCAATCGAAGACGCTTATCGTGGTGGCGTGCTTATCAAGTGTGACGAGCTCTCAGCCGATGACTTGGCAACGCTGAATCAGAAAATGGAGGAAGCGCAAGACCTTCAAACATTGGTTGAAGCAAGGATGTGGACAGAAGTGTTCGGCGGTGGCGGCCTCATTGTGAATGCCGGTCAAGAGTACGACCAAGAATTTATTATCGACCAGATACAGCAAGACGGTGAGCTAGAGTTCTATCCAGTTGACCGCTGGGAATTGGCGACAACAACCAACGGCAACATACTTGACCAAACCCAAGACTTCCTCGGTGACGTGCCGTATCTTTACTACGGGCACCGATTGCACAAGACGTGCGTGCTCCGCATGATAGGCGAGAAAGCACCGTCAATGATTCGCGGTCAATTCTCCGGCTGGGGTGTGTCACGGCTTGAGGGTATCGTGCGCTCATGGAATCAATATCTCAAAAATCAGGAAGTCATGTATGAGCTGACCGATGAAATGAAGGTCGATGTGTTCCGCATGGAGGGCTTTAATGAAACGCTCGCATCCAGCGACGGAGCACAGAAGGCAGCTCAACGTGTTCAGCTCGCTGCCGAGCTCAAGAATTACAAATCGGCACTCGTCATGGACAAGGACGACGAATACGAGCAGAAGTCACTGTCGCTTTCCGGCATGGCTGAAGCGATTGCTGAGAACCGCAAAGGCATTGCTGCCGACCTCGGAACACCGATGACTAAGCTGTTCGGGCTATCGGCTGCAGGATTCAATTCGGGCGAAGATGACCTTGAAACTTGGAACGCCAAGGTGGAGTCAGAAGTCCGAGCAAAAGACCGCAACGTGTTGCTGTTCATGATTCAGGCTAGGTGTCAGCAACTGTTCGGCTACGTGCCTGAAACTATCTCGTTTGAGT